CTGTAAATGGCTTTGAAGAGCACCCATATTTACTTTACCGCCTTTTCCTCCTAAACCAGCCAACCCACCTAATCCTCCTAATCCTCCTAATCCAGACATTCCTAGTTTACTCAACATACTTGATAAATCCCCCATACCGGGCATATTTTTCATATTACTTAATAGGTCGCTTGCCTCCTGCATAAGTTCACTTTCTTTAAGGTCTCCCGTTTTAAATTTATCATCAAGTTTTTTGCCTACATTTTTAACCATACTCATTAGTTTACCTGGATTCTTAAATAATTTTTGAAATACTGAACCCATATTTATATTTTCTGCATTTTCCATATCTATCCCCAAATCAAAATCGTTTGCAGTTTCTTCTGCAATTTCTTTTGCAATTGCTCCAATCTTCCCATTAAGAAGTTTAGAAATATGTTCATGTATGGCTTCGGGGTTAGGCATTTCTGGTGTTTTTTTAGATTCAGTGCCTGTATCTCCGTCGTTGCCACCCGCACCCGCACCCGCACCTGCACCTGCACCCGCACCCATATTATTAAAATTAAAACCTGGAAATTTTGACATGTCGATTCCCTCCATACCGGCCATACCCTCGGCGGAAAAATTCTTAAACTGTTCTGCAAACTTTTCAAAATCTTTCATATCTATTCCATCACCAAATTTCGGAATTTCTCCCGATGTTCCTGTGCCTGCTTCGTGTGAAGCACCCTCTTTCGATTCCGAACCAGCTCCTCCCATAAAAATATCTTGCATATTTTTGATCGTTTCCTCCAATTTGTTTTTAAGTTCGTCTTCGTTAATCGCTTCAAATAATTTTGCAGTATCTCCGAACGAATCTCTATCCGAAATATTTGTAATGATTGAAAAAAGAATAAGCTGCAAATATTTCCAAATTGTATCGCGGGTATTTTTTGAAATATCGGGCGTATTCCATACCTCCCTAAAATCAATTTCAGGCAAAAAGTGCACATCTACATATTCCTTTTTATCTTTAGTATCCTTGGTGTCCTTGGTGTCCTCGCTGAAAATATCATCATTTTTATATAAAATATCAAAGAAACGCATAGGATATACCTTTTTAGAATATTCATACAAAAATTTTACCCGACTTTCATCCAACACTTCTTCGGCAACTACATTACCATCATTTTTAACTGAAACAACTACAAAATTATCTTTTAACTTATCGCTATATTCGGGAAATGTGGTAGTAAAATCGTTTATAAAATCAGTTAATACCTTTTTAAACTCTTCGGGCACAACTTCTGCTTCCGATTTTGATTCTTCTTTTTTATACATTTATATGTTTAATTTATAATTTAGTATTTAAATCAAACTAAGTATAATTTATTAAAATATAAATATTGATATTGAATATTATTAAAATATAAATATTATATTGTAATACAAATATACTATTTATTCACTCTTCGTTATATAATTTGGACAAAATGCATAAATTCTTGACATACATAAAAGATTTTTCCTGATTTTCTTTTCCCATATTTCTTATAGGATCACGAAGTTTATCTATATTTTTTACAATATCATCTGATGACTTGAGATAAATAACATCATTTTTATAATCTTTTTCTATAAAAAAATTAATATTATCATTTATAATTTCGGTTTTATAAGGAGAATATATATACGTATACCATATTTTTATAATAAGCGCGGGATTTACCTTTTTAATTAATAATAAAGCAGTTTTTATTTTATTTATTGATACATCTTCGACAAAAACATATTGCACATCATCTATAAATTCAAATAATTGTGTATTAAATGCATTTAATATTAAATTATTATCAACAGATGTCATATTTTATATATAAAAACACGTATATGGTTATATAGTATTATTTAATATTTTTAAATGTTTTTAAAATATTATTATTTATTAGTTTTATTATTTACGAATACATATACATATACATATACATATCAACTAAATCTTACATTTTTTTGTTGTTGTCTTTGCTGATCTTGTTGTTGTGCGACTTTTGGTCCTATTGCTTGTATCTGTTGTTGAAATTGTTGTTGCTGTGAAAACTGTGTCTGAAATTGTTGTTTCTGTTGTTGCTGTTGTATAAATTGCTGCTGCGATGGATGTTCGACTGCTTTGGCATTTTTTTCTGTATTAATTTGAATTTCACTATGTCGTTGTTGTTGCAAATTTTCTAATGATACACTTCCAATTTTATCAGGAGTATAATCTTCTTTTGGGGCTTCTATTCTCATATTACTATCAATTGTGGCATAATTATACAATTGTCGCATTCCTCCATTACCTTTTGCAGACAAGTCATCACTTGTTTGATCCCAAAAACTATATGTGTCTGATGCTACACCATATCCACCCATACATTCGTTATTTAATGAGAATGGTGAAGGTTCTCCGTTATTATTTGTTGCAATCATAATCATTGCAGTATCATGTGGCTGTAGGTGTGCTAAAATCTGGTCACCATACAACACTTGGTGTCCTTGTTTCATAAGCAATAAAGCAGGCACACGGTTTACCTGAGGAGGCATAATAATCTTTTCACCATTCTGAAGAATAATATACCATGATCCTGTAGGTCCTTTAATTCTTTTATCTATACATAAAAAATGTAATTCTTCTTTAATATTACTTTTCGCTAATGTTTGAAGAATTTTTTTAGATTTTTCACAAAAATTACTATAATATAAAATACTGCTCATAATATAATTTACTACGAGTATATATCGTTTATTTTAACTTATTATTTAAGTTATTTATCTTATTTGGATTATTTTTTAATTTTCCTTAATTATATTAATGAAAAATTGATTTAATAAATTGTATAATAATAATATAATAAGAACAGCAAACTTACAAAAATGGAACCTCGTATTTCAAATATCATAGAAGAATCATCATCATCATCGACATCAAAAGGTTTTCTAAAATTTACGTTGTCTGATTGTAATATGAGTATAGCAAACGCATTGCGAAGAATTATAATATCAGATATTCCTACATTTGTATTTAGAACTTTTCCATATAGTGAAAATAAAGCCGAAATTACACATAATACGACTAGATTTCATAATGAAATTATTAAGCAGCGACTCAGTTGTGTTCCTATTCATATCGACGACATGGATTTTCCGTATAAAGATTATATTGTAGAAGTTGATGTGAAAAATGATACAGATAATATTGTATATGTTACTACAAAAGATTTCAAAATTAAAAATATTAGAACAGGTGTATATTCAGATGAGTCAGCAGTTAGAGTAATATTTCCCCCATCTAATAAAACTGGAGACTATATCGAATTTGCTCGTCTTCAACCTAAACTATCGGAGAATATTGATGGTGAACGATTGGCATTTCGCTGTGGAATGGATATTGGAATGGCATCACAAGATGGTTCCTTTAATATTATAAGCACATGCGCATATGAGTGCACTCCAGATATAGCAAAGGCTGATGAAGAGTGGAGCGAAAAAGCGGCTGCTATGAAAAAAAGTCAAATAAGTGATGAAGATATAGAGATGGAAAAAAAGAATTGGTTTATATTGCAAGCAAAACGTTATTATCATGCAAATAGTTACGATTTCATAATTGAGACTGTCGGTGTGTTTGAAAATACTGAAATCGTAATAAAGGCGTGTAAAATTATGATTTCCAAATGTGAAAAATTCTTATATGAATTGGAACATGGACAAGTTCCTATTGTGTCATCTGAAACGACATTAAAAAATGGTTTCGATGTTACATTAATAAATGAGGATTACACCTTGGGTAAAGTTATTGAGTTTTATTTATATCAGCAACATTTTATAGCCGATAAAACTTTGTCATTTTGTGGTTTTAGAAAATCGCATCCTCACGCAACCGATAGTATTATTCGACTTGCATTTCATAACGAGATTGATCCCGTCGGTGTATCTACATATATTCAAGGTGCAACAAGCAATGCTATTACAGCATTTCAAAAACTAGTAGAGCAAATGGGTGGTGATTTGAAGAAATCGGAAAGAGTTAGATTATCAACAGGAACTATGTCTATGGCAAAATCTAGTAACAGAAGCGCAAGTCCTAAAAAATCAGGCGCTGCAGCGGCGGCATCCATGGCTGCAATGTCAGCAATGTCTGAAATGCCCGTTGTATCCGCAAGTGAGAAAGATAAAGTAGAAACGGGTGAATTATCAAAATCGAAAAAAACCAAAGCATCCGGTATGAAAATAAATTTATCTAGTGCGAGTGCCAGTGCAAGTGCTATTGCAAAAAAGAAAGATGAAGATGAAGGTGAACTAGGAGAAGAATAGTGTAAACAAAAAATTGTATAATAAATTCGTATAATATTACAAATACATGTATATTTATAATACTATATAGCAATAATAGAAATAATAGTAAAGGATGATATTGAATATTGATGATGTATATAAAGCTCTATTATATAACAATATTACTATTACAGGTGCTTTTCATATAGGAGCACATGATTGTGAAGAATTATTAATTTATAATAGTTTCAATGTAAATAACGAAAATATAGTATGGATTGATGCTATAGAATACAAAGTAAATGAGGCAACACAAAGAGGTATACCAAATGTATACCATGCTTTAATAACCGATAAAGATGATGAAGATGTTTTATTTAATGTATCTAATAATATTCAATCGTCGAGTATATTAGAATTTGGAACGCATTCGCAAGAACATCCGCATGTGGTATATGTAGACAAGATACTTAAAAAGAGTATTACAATTGACACTTTTTTTGAGAGAAATAATCTAGACGCATCAATATATAATTTTTGGAATTTTGATATACAAGGAGCAGAACTTTTAGCCCTTAAAGGTGCCGTTAAATCTATTAAATACGCAAAGGCAATATATTTAGAAGTAAATGAAAAAGAATTATATAAAGATTGTGCACTCATTGATGATATTGATACATTTTTATCGAAATATAATTTTAAAAGAGTATTAACTAAATTTACACAACACGGGTGGGGAGACGCTTTGTATGTATTACAAATATAGTTATTATATTATTAATGTTTACTATATTACAAATATTAACAATACAAATATTAAAAATCATTAATTATTTTATTTAACCTAGGAAAGAATCCCAGTTCATTTAAAATTTTTTGTTTTTCTTTTTTTATTACATCTATACGCTGCGTCCACCAGTCTTCTTCGATTGCTTTCGTAATAATAGAAACACATTCATCAAAGTCATCAAGCGGTAATCTTACAAAAGCTCGCGAGTCAATATATTCTTCCAGATTAGGACACCCCCAATAAAAACAAAGGCACTCAAATAAAATAGGCTCCCATATTTTCTCAGTTGCATAATTTTTTTCACTATTATTCTCACACGAAAAACAATATTTATATTTTGAAAGTTCTCTTTTATTATCAGTAACACCCACATACGATTTTAATCCATGATAATTTTCACGTCCATATACATGTATATTATCTATAATATCTCGTCCAAGTAAATCAATTCTTTTCAAGAAATCAACCCTTTTCTCATGTCCTTCATCGTGTATTTTATAACTTAGAGTGCACATTATTTTATTTATTTTTTCATCCCCTGGACAAATTACAGGGGGAGGCGGCGAAACTTGCCATTGCACATTATTCAGGCTTTCAGTATGGCGAAAAACTTTCATACATTTAGATAGATCGGGGTTTGCCCATTCACCCCATGTTTTAACCCCCCAATTTCTATTTTCATCATAAACCCATGGTTCCATTTGAAACACAATTGTTTTTTCTGGATCATAGTATTCGTCTTTGGGAGGCATATTTATAA